AAGCACGCCATCGTCGCACCGGAAAAATACAAACTGATTGACAGCGATAGCAGCCAGATCGAAGCGCGCACCTTGGCGTGGCTGGCGGGGCAGTATGACTTGGTCGATGCTTTCGAGAAGGGCGAAGACGTGTACAGGCTTATGGCGGCCAAGATTTATAACAAGCGGGAAGAGGACGTAACTAAGGACGAACGTTTTGTGGGTAAGACCACGATCCTAGGCTGCGGTTACGGCATGGGCGCTGCCAAGTTCCAGAAGCAGCTAAAAGTTTTCGGCGTTGAGATTAGCGAATATGAAGCAAAAACCATCATCGAAGTCTACCGCAGATCATACCCAGCAATCCCGGCGCTGTGGCGTGAGGCCGGTGAAGCCCTTCAGGCTATGACCAATAACCAGTCTGCTCCGCTGGGGCGCGACGGCGTGCTACTTGTAGAAGGGGCGAAGGGCATTAAGTTACCAAACGAACTATACCTGCGTTACCCGAACCTGCGCCGCTGGACTAACGACCAAGGTAAAGAAGAACTTGTTTACGATACTAAGCGTGGGAAAACTGTGGTCCCTAACCGCATTTACGGTGGCAAAGTAGTCGAGAACGTGTGTCAGGCGCTGGCGAGAACGATCATAGGCGAACAGATGCTGCTGATAGCGAAAAAGTACAAGGTCGTCATGACGGTGCACGACGCTATTACATGCGTTGTACCCGAAAACAACGTTAAAACAGCGCAGGAGAATATTGAGATGTTTATGCGATTGCGCCCCGCTTGGGCACAGGAACTGCCGCTTAACTGCGAAGCAGGTGCGGGCAAAAGCTATGGAGATTGCTGATGGACAAAGAAGACAAGAAAGAAAACATTCACCCGGCCATAACGCTGCTTGTTAAGCGTGTGGAGAGTAACCCCGAAGAGTTTATTTGTGGCAAGTGGTCTTGGGTAGATATGACGCTCACGAAGCATTTAAACAACGAAGAAATTAAAGTGTACAACGCTGCTCTTCGTAAACTTCACATGCAGCGGCTTCATGAGGCGGTAATGAAGCAGATACTGGACCCGCAGCCGGAGCAGGGGGATTTGTTTGCTAACCCGTACCAGCAAGCGAAGAAACTCATTGGGGTTCCGTAATGACCAGCGACTACAAGTTTACTCAAGATTGGTTTCACTGGGCACCCGAGGTATGGGAAAAGTTTATACCGCTGCTGCCCGGGCGCGAACGTATGCTGGAGCTTGGTGCGTATGAAGGCCGCAGCACGGCATGGATCGTAGAGCACATGCTGGAGGATGGTGGAGTATTGCTATCCGTGGATACATGGCAGGGGGCGGAAGAGCATGTCGCGGCTGGCGCGGACATGGGCGCTGTCGAAAATAATTTTGACCACAACGTAAGGATACTGAACGAAAAATATGAGTGTCGTACCATCCTGAAGTTTAAGAAAACTTCTTATGAGGCCCTCGCTTCGCTGGCTGGTGGGCCGCCTTTTGACTTCATCTACATCGACGCCTCCCACACTGCTCCCGATGTGCTGACCGATGCCTGCGTAGCTTGGCCGTTGTTAAAAGATAACGGTATAATGGTGTTTGATGATTATCTGTGGGGTGATATCAGGGACATTTTGCATAGACCCAAAGTGGCGGTTGATGCGTTTGTGAATATTTTTTCGGAGCAGCTTAAACCCGTGCACTTAGGTTATCAGTACATCATAAGGAAAGAAAAATGACTGACGAAGTCAAAGTAGCTGTGAAAGACGCAACCAAGAAGCCGAGCATTATGATCGCCACGCCTATGTACGGCGGCATGTGCACGGGGCACTATGTTCACGGCTTGCTTCGCACGATGAGCAAGATGCGGGAAGTTGGCGTCAATATGTTCTGGGCGCACAGCATGAACGAGAGCCTAATTACCCGGGGGCGTAACGAGCTTGTGCGTTTGTTTCTCGAGCACGACTTTGACTACCTACTATTTGTCGATGCTGATATCGGCTTCGAGGCCGAAGCGGTTCTGACACTGCTTGCTGCGGACAGGGATATTGCCTGCGGTATGTACCCCAAGAAAGAGGTCGCTTGGGACAAGATCAACAAGGCAGCCAAGGAAGGTAAAGACAACCTGCAAGATTATGCAGGGGCGTTTGTGTTTAATATGGTAGGTGAAAACCACGCTGAGACCGACCCCGATGGCATGATTGAGGTTCGTCATGGCGGTACGGGGTTCATGATGATTAAGCGCGGGGTGTTCGAGCATCTCAAGCCCCACGTCCCTACATACCGCGTATCAACCCACACCGACCCGGTAACAGGTGAATATATTAAGCCGCTTACCTATGAGTTCTTTGCTACCAGCATCGACGCTGGCGGTGCGCTGCTGTCTGAGGACTATCACTTCTGCGAACTGTTTCGTAAGCACGGCGGCAAAGTCTATGCTAACCCATTCCTGAAACTGGAACATGTGGGTACGTACGTATACGGGGGCAACATCCTTATATCGGGGGGTAATTTGAAGTGACTGACAGGTTTGAACGCAGCACCAAAGGTCTTCGTGCAGAATGAATCTATTCTGGACCCCGGACAAAGAAAAAATTCTTAGGGCGCTGTGGGATAAAGAGTTATCCGCCAGACAGATCGGGGCCAAAATCGGGGCAACGAGAAACGCTGTCATCGGCAAAGCCCGCAGGTTAAAGTTGGCGGTACGCGTAAGTAACGTGGGCTACGCGGTGATGAAACCGAAAGCAAAAATTGCACCACCTCCGCCTCCGCCACCTCCACCTCCACCTCCGCCTAAGGTAATCGAGGCCAAGAAAGAAATTGTGTACCAAACAGTGCGAGATGCCGTGACGGGGTTAAAATCCGAAGATTGTCGTTGGCCTAGCGGAACTCCGCACGAAGACAAGCTTTCTTTTTGCGGCGCACCTAAGCTCGAGGGTTACCCATACTGCCTTAAGCATTGCCACACCGCCTACAGCAACTTCGAAGAAGCACAGAAAAAGAAGCAAGCCAACAAAGGAGAACGTTGATGGGCGCTGGAGCAGACATGCTGTCGGAAACCCTTCAGGTAATAAGGAACCGGGGTGCGAACTACGGGCCTATTAAACCGAACCACGAGCGCATCGCAGCCCTATGGTCTACGCTGCTGGAACATCCGGTAACCCCTGTTCAGGTTGCCATGTGTATGGTTGGTGTTAAGCTGGCACGTTTGATGGAGACGCCCGACCACGTTGATAGCGCCGTGGATATTGCGGGTTACGCGGCATGCATCAGGGAGTGTCAGGGAGACGCAGGATGAATACCGAACGGATTCTTAGAGAAAAAGCGAAAGAGCTAGGGTTGGAGTATCTTGGTTTGGAGAACCGCAGCAAGCACGCGCGTATGTCATTCAGGAACCGAGAAGGTAAGGTCCTTGTTACGACAACGCACTACACGGATAGAGAAAACCATAACATCAAGAAAGACATATACAGGCTCAAGCGTTTTGCGGAGTGCGAGTATCTACCAACCATGCTTGTGGTGTAGGAGAACAAACATGCTAGAAACGAGCAGAGATTTTTTTGCGAAGCTACGCGAAGAGAACGCCTCTACGGAGAAGTATATTGACGCTGTGTGGGCGTTACGGTACCCCAACCCACCACCCAAGTCGTCATCCGGCTGGCCTTACACTAGCCTTCAGGCGCGGGCGGGGCTGGACATCAAGAGCAATCCGAAAGTGCGGGCACTGCGGCCATGAGCCAACGCGATAAACTATCTACTAAGGACAAGATCGAGGCCGCCCATATGCTAGAGTGGATGGTTCGCGCGGACGATGTACGATACCTTGAACACCATAAGGCTTCTATCGAGTTAATCCAGTATAACTTTGATAGGGGGATGTCCCGCAGCACGATGAATCGTATCTGGGGGCGTAGGTTAGTTGACGCTGTAGTAGGGCCTGAGGGGATAACCTTTATAAAGCAGGAAGAGACTAATGAACGTACGAAACCAAAACCTTGGACGCGCTAGGGAGCCGTTAGGCTGCTTCTTTGTGTTGTTCGCGCTTATGCTTTTTTGGGCCGCAATTCTGGGCCTCACTTTGTGGTTGTATTAACAATGGTTACGTGGTCCTACAGCAGCATTAAAACTTTTACCCAGTGCCCTAAGAAGTATTTTCATCTTAAGGTAGCTAGAGACGTTCAGGACGAAGGCGGCACGGCCACGATCTATGGACAGGAAGCGCATAAAGCTGCCGAAGAATACGTCCGTGATGGCACCCCTATGCCGGAGAGGTTTAAGTTTGTGGAACCCACGGTTGCCGCGTTTAACAATATCCCGGGAGAGAAACATTGCGAGCTAAAACTAGGCGTAAGAAAAACGCCAAACGGCTACGAGCCCTGCGGGTTTTTCGACAAGGACGTATGGTGGCGCGGCGTAGCAGACCTGCTGATTATAAATCGTGGCAAGGCTTGGCTGGCGGATTACAAGACGAGCAAGAGTGCGAAGTACGCGGACACTAAGCAGCTTGATCTTCTTACGGGCGCTACACTGCTGCACTTCCCGCAGGTTAAGCGGGTAAAGGCCGCGCTGGCGTTCGTGGTCAGCAACGAATTTATTAAGAAGAATTACGACGCCACCGAAAAAGATAAGTGCTTCTCGGTGTTTGATACTGAACTAGACCGGCTGGAGACAGCGCATAAGACCGGCGTGTGGAACGCAGTGTCCGGTCCCCTGTGCCGGTTCTGCCCAGTTATTAGCTGCGAACATAATAGGAGAAGATGATGACGGAAATTAATGAAGCCCCGAAAAAGTCTGGTTACAAGCTAATAGGACGCAAAGAAATCTTAGCACTGAGCAACAGAACTTCCGCGATGCCTTATGGGGTTTATATCGGGGAAGACGGCACGGAAACTTTGTTTAACAGGTGTTACGAACCAATCATTCAACGTGATGCTAAAGGTAAAAATATAGTCAAAGCTTCCGGTTGGATAGTGCACAAACATCAAGCGTGGTTTTATGACGATGCTTTCACAGGCAAAGCCCGTGTGCATATGGCTTCGGTGATTATGAAAGCTTTCTATTCCGGCGAACCACTGACCAAACTTATGATAAACAAAAGATAGGCAGGAGAAACTAATGCCGTATGTGAACAAACCTCGCCCCTACAAAAAAGAAGCCGAGTACGAAGACAGCCCGCAGCAGGTGAAGAACCGCGAGGAACGTAACGCTGCTCGCCGTAAGCTGATGCGTGAAGGTAAGGTCCACAAGGGCGACGGCAAAGACGTGGACCACATGAAGCCCGTGTCTAAAGGTGGCAAGAACAACGCGGGTAACCTCGACGTGCGCACGGCGCACAACAACAGGTCCTTCTCTCGCAACCCTGATCACACTGTTAAGGTCAACAGGCCAAAAAAGAAAAAGTAATGTCTATCCTAACTAGCTACCAATGGACCGGCAGGTTCAAACCCTTCGCCCACCAGAAAGAAACGTCGGACTTCTTGGCGCGTCGTAGGCGTGCTTTTTGCTTTAACGAGCAAGGCACGGGCAAGACCGCGTCCGTTATCTGGGCTGCCGACTACCTGATGAAGCAGGGTAAGGTTAACCGCGTCTTGGTTATCTGCCCCCTGTCTATCATGAAGTCAGCGTGGCAGCAGGACCTGTTTAAGTTCGCCATGCATAGGTCTTGTTCTGTCGCCCACGGGGACGCCAAGCAGCGCAAAAAAATAATCAACGCTGGTTCGCAGTTCGTCATCATCAACTTTGACGGCGTGGCTATTGTTAGGGACGATATTATCAAGGGTGGCTTTGACCTTATTGTGGTTGACGAAGCCAATGCCTACAAGAACCCCCAGACCAACCGCTGGAAGGTGCTACGAGAAGCAGCCGAAAAGACTAAGGGTATATGGATGCTAACGGGTACCCCCGCCGCGCAGTCCCCGCTGGATGCCTACGGTCTCGCTAAGCTGATTAACCCGAACAATACGCCCAAGTACTACGGCCAGTTCCGCGACCAAGTCATGATGCGGGTCAGCCAGTTCAAGTGGATACCGCGCCCCGGGTCACAAGCTGTAGTGCACCAAGTTCTTCAACCCGCTATCCGGTTCGAAAAAGATCAGTGTCTGGATTTGCCAGAAGTAACGTACGTGGAGCGTGAAGCCCCGCTTACGGCGCAGCAGCTTAAGTACTATAAAAAACTCAAGAGCCAGATGCTGGTTGAAGCTGCGGGCGAGGAAATATCCGTAGTTAACGCGGCGGCTAAGCTTAACAAACTACTCCAGATATCTGGTGGTGCAGTGTACGCGGATACTGGTGAGGTCGTGGAGTTCGACATTACCAACCGGCTTAACGCCGTCCTCGAAGTCATCGAGGAAGCCAGCCACAAGGTATTGGTGTTCGTGCCCTTCACACATACTATAGAACGGCTCAAGACTGCGTTTGACAAGCACGGTATTACATCCGAAATTATTAACGGTGCCGTGTCCGTGAACAAGCGGGCTAACATTATCACCCGCTTTCAGGAACAACCCGAGCCCCGCGTGCTCATTATCCAACCACAGGCAGCCTCCCACGGATTGACGCTGACGGCAGCGAACACCATCATCTGGTATGCTCCGGTAACTTCCGTTGAAACTTACTTGCAGGCTAACGCCCGCATCAATAGGCCCGGGCAGAAAAATGCCATGACCATTGTGCATATCAAAGGCAGCGAGGTTGAAAGCCGCCTGTACAACATGCTACAAAACAATATCACTAACCACGCAAAAATAATTGATTTGTACCGCCAAGAACTTTCCGATGGCGCTTGACATTGTCAAATAGAGATATAGGTTGCCTTCCCGGTTAGAGGAGCAACCATGTCAGAAAACGTAGAGCAGATAGTTACAGCGTATCTTAGGCTGCGCGAAGCTATCGAAGAAAAAGAAGACCAGCACAAACAAGAAATAGGCGACCTTAAGGAGCAGCTTGATCTACTCAGCAACCAACTGCTCACCGTCTGCGCCGAACAAGGCTTAGATGGTCTTAAGACCAATGCTGGTACTGTGTCCCGGCGTGTTCAATCCCGCTACTGGACGAGTGACTGGCCGTCTATGTACCAGTTCATCAAAGACCATGATGCCATGTACCTGTTGGAGCAGCGCATCCATAACAACCATATGAAACAGTTCCTTGAGGAGAACCCGGACACGCTCCCCATCGGACTGCAAGCAGAACGTAAATTCGTAATACAAGTCCGCAAACCTACGAGGAAGTAACATGAGCAAAGCTACAAACGTCACGATCTTTAAGGAAACCGGTGCAGTCAGCACCCAGAAGCGTGAGCTTAGCGACTTCGCTAAGTCCATGTTCAAGACCACCACCAACCGCCGTATTCAGACTAACACCAACGGCACCTTCAAGCGCATCGTCAACGGTGAGCAGGTCGGCAACGCCGTACGCGGCGAGCTTAACGTCATTATCATCAATTCGCTGCAGGAAGTGTCGCGTATTTATTACGCCGAGAAGTTTGATCCCAACAAGGAAGCTACGCTGCCTAATTGCTGGTCTAACCGTGGCGACAAGCCCGAAGCCGCCGCAAAGGACCCGCAGCATAGTAACTGTGCGGATTGCCCGCAAAACGTTAAAGGTTCGGGTGAGAACGGCGGCAAGGCTTGCCGCTACCAGCGCCGTGTTGCCGTCTTGCTTGCGGATGATCCGTCAGGTGACGTGTACCAGTTTAATATCCCCGCCAAGTCTCTGTTTGGCAAGGGCACCGGTAACTCGCATCCGTTCGAGAGCTATACCAAGTTCCTTAGCTCTAACGGCGAAGGCATTGACAACGTGGTGACCAATATCAGCTTCGACTCCAACGCTGACACTATGGAGCTGCTGTTTGCCCCGGTGCGTAATATCAGCGACGAAGAGCACGAACTGGTCCGCGCTGCTCAGGCCAAGCCCGAAACCAAGATGTACACGGCGATCACAGTGGCTCAGGCTGACGGCGTTAAGAAGCAGCCCGCCGCTGCTGAAGAAAAGCCCAAGGCTAAGGTTACCCGCAGTGATGAACCGGATGAAAGCGACGAACCGGTTAAGCGCGGCAACAAGAAGTCTGCGGACGCCGCTCCTGCTGGGAAGAAGTCATTGTCTGATGTGGTCGACGCTTGGGGCGCTGACGATTAACCATGAGCCACGGCTACAGCGTTAGGGTTGCTAACCTAAACAAAAAAGCCGACAGGCGGCATCTTGGCGTGCGGCTAGGCAGGGTGTGCATTAAGCGCGATATCCCTGTGTCCCTAGTTGCCGCCAAGATGGGCGTTAGTAGACAGACGATCTACAACTGGTTCTGTGGGTTCAGTACTCCTAACGCAGCCGTATCCGGCCATATCGCAAAGTTCCTCGCTATTCTTGGCAACTAACACATGTCCAACTTTGATCTCCTTAGCGCCGTACAACCGGACGACGGCTGGTTTGCCGTCGTAGGGATCAAGGACAAAAGCGTAGTACAAAAGTTTGCAGAGACCAGAGAAGAAGTAGACGACATAGCTGCGGACTTTGCGGAGCAGCGCCGTAATGTGTTCTTCGGTGTTGCCAAGTATAAGACAGACGACAACCGCAGGAAAGACAACGTACAGAGCCTCAAGGCTTTTTGGTTGGACATAGATTGCGGGGAGGCCAAGGCCCGGGTTGACGAGAAGACCGGTAGGCCCGATGGCTACATAGACCAGCTTGCTGGGCTGCAAGCTCTAAAAGGTTTTTGTGAGCTTGTCGGTTTACCTGAACCGATCATCGTCAACTCGGGTCGCGGCCTGCACGTATACTGGCCGCTTACGGAAGCCGTATCCCGCGAGCAGTGGGAGCCCGTAGCCGAAAGGCTACAGCAGCTTTGCGATACCCATAAACTTTATGTCGACCCAGCGGTCTTCGAAGTTGCGCGCATACTGCGCATCCCCGGCACGTTGAACTTCAAGGACGACCCGGCAACAGAGGTTACTATCATACATGCGGCTGGGCCAGTTGAGTTCGGGGCGTTCAAGACCCTACTAGGTGTCAAGGAGAAGCCCCCTGCACCGCCAAAACGCGAGCTTAGCGAGTTTGCTAAGTCCCTGATGGACAACACCGTGTCGGTGTTCGGCAAGATTATGCGCCGCAGCGCGAAGGGCGAAGGCTGCCAGCAGCTATTAGACTGCTACCAGAACCGGGCTACACTGGATTATAACCGCTGGTTCGATGCCCTATCTATCGCCCAACGTTGCTCGGACAGAGACACAGCAATACATAAGTTATCTGAAGGTCATCCCGGGTACGACTTTGCGGCGACAGAAGCAAAAGCAAACGAGGCCGGAGGACCCCACTTCTGCACGACGTTTGAACGTAATAATCCCGGTGGCTGCGAAGGATGCCCGTCCAAAGACAAGATCACCAGCCCTATCGTGCTGGGCAAAGAGATAGCCGAGGCCAAGGAAGAAGTAGTAGTTCAAGCCGATGCGGTAGCGTATAAAATCCCTAAGTACCCGGAGCCGTTCTTTCGCGGTGCGAATGGGGGTGTTTACCGCAGGCCGTACAAGGAAGAAGCCGAAGATATCTTCGTCTACAGGAACGACATATACGTGTCCAAGCGTATGTGGGACCCGAACCAAGGTGACGTTGTAGTTGTTAAGTTGCACCTGCGGAAAGACGGCGTACGTACCTTCATAATCCCAAACAGAAATATCGCGGACCCTACGGAGCTTAAAAAAACTCTGGCGGCGCATGGCGTCATGTGCAGCAAGAAAAGATACGACCTGATGGTTGAACTCATTCAGGCGTTTATTGATGAATTTCAAGATACGAGAAAGGCAGAACACATGAGACTACAGTTTGGCTGGGCCGATGGCGACAGCAAGTTTATTATCGGTGACCGGGAGATCACCAAGGACGGCATCTTCCACAGCCCGCCGTCCTCTACTACCAGCAACATCGCAGAAAATATGCATGCGGTTGGCACGCTGGATATGTGGAAGGAAATCTTCGCCCTGTACGGCAAGCCCGGTATGGAGCCTTATGCGCTGGCGGCGCTGTCTGCCTTTGGTTCTCCGCTACTTAAGTTCTTGGGCCAGAACGGCGTTATCTTTAACCTGTTTAGCCCGCGCTCCGGCACCGGCAAGACTACCGTGCTGCATATGATTAACAGTGTTTACGGGCACCCTAAGCGGCTTTGCGCCGTCAAGGCAGACACCCTGAATGCCAAGATTTTGCGGTTGGGTATTATGAACCACTTGCCGTTCACCGTTGACGAGATGACCAACACGGAGCCCAAGGAATTCTCCGAGCTGGCCTACAACATGACACAGGGACGTGGCAAAGATCGCGTCAAGCAGTCCACCAACGAGATGCGTAATAACCTCACTTCGTGGGCCTGTATTTCGGTCTGTAGCTCTAATGCGTCATTCTACGAAAAGCTTGAACTGCTGAAGACAGCACCGGAAGGCGAGATGATGCGCCTGATCGAATACACGCTGGACTCAGTACCCCCAGAGATGGCACTTAATACGGCCTTCGCCAAAGATATGTTCGACCACAAGTTGATGGAAAACTATGGTCGCGCTGGCGATATATACGCCCAGTACCTAGTTAACAACCTCGAAGAGTGTAAAGACTGTGCGGTAAGCATACAGGCCAAGATTGACCGGGAACTTAAGCTGACCCAGCGGGAACGTATTTGGTCCGCAGCGTTCGGTGCCAACATTGCCGGGGGGCTGATAGCCCGTAACCTTGGGCTCATCGACTGGGATATGAAGCGCATATACGCTACGGCTACGACAACTCTTAACGGTATGCGTGGAGAAGTTGTCGCTCCGGTTATCGACGTGGCTAGCGTGATTGCTGACTTCTCTATCCGGCATGTCCAGAACACGCTGGTTGTTAACGCCAGCGTTGATCGCCGGTCCAACATGGCTATGCTGCCTACGCAGGAGCCTAGAGGAGAGCTGGTAGTACGGTTTGAGCCGGATACCAACAAGCTGTTTGTAGTCTCTAAACGGTTCAAGGACGACTGCACCAAGATGCAGATCAACTACGCCGAGACGGTAAAGAAGCTAAAGGACAAGGGCATGTTGGTTCACTCCGGCACCCAGCGTATAACTAAGGGTATGAAGGTTGTCCTACCCGGGGTGCACTGTCTTGTACTCGATATGACCCACCCCGACTTTATTAACATGGGCAAGATCGTACAGGCGGCGGACGATGATGGTGGAGGGAGTTAACTACAACATTAACTGGCAGGCGTTTCGGCGCGGGCGGTCTATATTTATACCGTGTCTAAACTACGTGCAGGCTGGAAAGGCGGTAAGGCAGACCACACGCCGCCTGAGGATTAAAATACTTGTAAAGGTCGTAATAGAGAGTGGAATTCGCGGGTTGCGCATCTGGCGTATGTAAACTAAGTTTACCCCCGAGAGAGTTGCTCCTCTCGGTATTGGTTTGACTTGCCCCCTGCCTAACAGCAGGGGGTTTTTTATTGCTGGGTATCTGAAACTTCGTCTTCTGTCGGCGCAAACAACGTCTGCACGTAGGGGTATAACTGCCTTGGAGGTGCGTAACCCTGCATAGACATAGTGCGGGCTTTAACGCGGCTGGTCAGCGACTTAGATATGGAAGAACCCGTAATGGGTAGCATGTAGTTGCGAGCGTTATAATCGGTAACTGCATTCAGTGCGGCTATATAAGCGTCGGTATTTCCGCTGGCATAAGCACGGTTTATGTTGTTAAGCACATCCGTGCGTTCTTGTTCTATCTCATTCACCATAGATTTGGCTTCGATATTACGCTTTTCGATCTGCGCAGCTTCGGTAGCCCCGAGACCGGCACTCTGCGCTAGCAGTTTGCCTGTCGTATACCACTCAGCGTTGCGTACTTCCTCACCTTCAGGCGTCAGGTTGCCTTCAGTACCATACCTAATAGACTTCATAATATTGCGGGCAAACGCAGGGACAATCTCTTCTGTGCCGCGCTGGAAATCGCCTTTGTCAAAATAGTCCGCAGCAGTAGCCATGTTCATACCCAAGCTAGCTGTCGGACCACCGAGATGTTCGAGCATAAACCTAGTAAAGGCATCGCGGTAATTCTTCGACGGCGTTTCATCGCGGAAAAACATGTTGTCCATGCTGACCAACGGGCCTACGTCAATACCAGTAAGCGCAGACACTGGACCACGATCCGCCATTAGTTCCAGTGTATCTGCTTGTTCGTTTGTAAGACCTAGGCTATTAGCCAGACTACTATCGCGCCCAAAATATTTGGGCAGGAATACATCGTGGAACCACAACTTAAGGTCCCGAGTGGCTAACGGGTTTTCCGGGTCATCGCTATCTTCCTGCGGAAGCATATGCCTAATGCCGTCTGCGAAGCCAAGTATGGCACTAGACCCCGGCATACCGGATGCGCCGCCAAACATTGCCATCATGCCGAGAGTACCAAAGAACTTTATAGCAGCTTCTTTACGGTCTTCAGCAGGAAGAGACCGGAGCATATTAACCCCATTGCGCCCCAAGAACGAAGTAATCTGAATTGGCCAGCTCATAAACTGCGTGGCGATACGCGTAACTGGGTTGGCTTTCATCACCCAAGGCTTATTAACGTTTGACCAGTCGAACAGAATTTCATCGGTCATGCTACGCGCTTTTTCAGCGGCTTTCTCCCACGGAGTACCCTTTGCCAATTCCATTTCGTACGCGGACATAAAGGTAATTTCCCGCGTCATACGCTCCACATGGTGCAACGAACCCGTTATGAAGTTATATGCCGCCCGTCCGCCCCGGCTTATCGGGCCTTCATATTCTGAAGTAGCCGTGCTAGCGCGCGCCGATAAGTCTGAACCTTGTGTTCTACTAAACGTGCCGTTATCGGCACCCCAGTTAAAACCGTCTATAAGCTTCTGCTTATACGCTGCGTCTGGGTGGTTCGTTATGTACTTAGAATCACGAACAGACGGCTGGCCGTACCTATAGAACACGTTACCGTCAACATCTTTTGTCGGTATGCCCATACTATTAAACAGGTTCATATACCTGCCCATAGTCTTAAACGTTTTCGCCGCACCAAACTTAGCAACCATAGACGGGAGCCCAAGAACCGGCATCTGCAAGGCATGCATAAGCGCCACATGTGGCGGGGATACCAGCATAATAAAAGACGCCTTGCTGCCCAAAGTCGCCATGCGGTCCAAGACGTTTTGCGGAGGAGCACTTAGCTCCCGCTCCAAATTACGTTTGGTTGCATTCACATATTGCAGAAGCCGAATTTTGTCGGGGTTGCCTTTAAGCGCCGCCGCAGCCCCGTCTAGTTCTTTACGTACCTTCCCCGCATACTCCAGCCTTGAAAGCTGGTTAGCCGCGCTGTACTCGTGCGCTACGAACGCCCGGAAGGAATCCCCGCTAAAACCAGCGCGTTCCGCACGGTGAATAAAGCTCTTCTGGATATTTTTGCCCGGAAGCGTAGACAGATACATCTGAAAAATCTGATCTTTAAGCGCGTCAGAGTTCACGTCAGTGTTTTTATTCAGCGTGTCAAATATGTTCTTGAGCAAGTCATCGTTGCGCACGGCACTAGAACGTAGCTCGGACATGCTGTTGCCTTGATCTATAGGGCGGGTATCCTTTGCAGCTTTCAGTTCTTCTTCGCGCTTGGCCAGTGCTACGTTACGCGCGGTTTGGCTATCGAACGACTGCACTTCGGAATTAGCCCCGGTGCCTACGCGAAACCAATACTCACCAAAGCGCGACAGCGGGGCGTACACGGATATTCTGCGCGCCTCAGAGAACATTTTATCTACGTTCTTTAACGCTTCCGCTTTGTCGGTGTCGTTTAAGCCGGACTCCTTAACGGTCTTTGCGAGCAGGTCATAATACCGGTTAAATGTCTGCTCATACCGGTCCATTACAGACTTGTATATTTTCTTGCCTTCTGGCGACAGGGCGTCGTGCATGTCCCATGTCTGCTTGATTTGATTCTGCCGCGCCACGGCTTCTTTGCCGGTAAGCGCAGGTGTGACCTTGTCCCCGTTTAGTATTTTGTCGTTGCGAATAGCGTCCGCGAGGCTAGCGTGTTTGCTGGGATTGAATCGGTTCAACGTCGAGGTCGGTATAAGGTCTGCAATACCCGCATCATCCGCCTTGTTTTTACGTATGGTCTTGGACCAGTTATCCTTGATAGCGTCTACCTCTTTAATGTATTTAGCCCGCTGGGCATTCAGCTTGTCGTGTAAGGCGTCGGCTTCTTTAATACCCCCAAGACTAGTAACGTTATCCTGCGCCCTCTTCTCTATCTGGGCGGCGGTCAGTCCCGGCTTGCCAGAAGCAACTAATGCTCTGGATTCTTCGATAGCCCTCTGTTTACCTAAATAATAAGCGTCAGTAACACCCGCGCGGTAGATGTCCTTGTTCATAAAGAGTTTCAGAAATAGCTCGCGAGCATTAGTAGACCATGCATTGAGCCCCGCTTTAAACAGCCTATGGGCATCTTCTACGTTACGCACCTCTGACATGAGCTTGCCAGCGGATACGTTGGTTTCTCTATTTGTCGTGGCGGTTTTGACTTTATTTGTGGTTTCTTCGGCGTCCCTGTTTATTTTATTTGCCTTAACGATAGCCGCCTGACGCCTAGCAAATGCAGGTCCTTCTGAAGTTGTAGCCTTAGCGTTTTTACCGCCGCCAATAATATTGTCGTGCGCACGAGCCAGAATTGCCTGAACTTCTCTATTGCTGTAATCCAGTTTGAACCCGAGCTTACGGCCAAAATCTTTTACCGCACTAACAACACGATCCCAGACTGGGGCTGATATCCTGCCCGCTTCAGCCTCATGCGCGATAACTTCTTCCAATGCTCTGAGATGCGGGTTGGCCGCGCCTTCGTAGGCACCGGGGTTATTAGCGCGCCACGCTTCGGTAGCAGCCCGGTATTTTTCGTTCGATTTATAAATTCCCTGAAGAACGGAATCCAGCTTGTTACCAAAAGTACGCATAAAGCCCGCATGACCCAAAGCCTCATGGTAGAGCGTTGCGGCAACGTCAGCGTTATCCCCGAGATTATCAGCAATCATATACACAGTATTGCCGTCGCGTAGTGTGAGCCCCGGTGACTTATCCGCGCCTTGCTGCTTTACAACTTCCGCCAGACGCGGGGGTAGGTCGTCTACGCCCTGCACAACTTTAACATCAAGGTCTGAGTTCCAGCCCTTGGTGATATCATCAATATGGTCCGAGACTTCCGACGCAGGACGGCCAACAGGTGTTCCTTCCGGTGCGGCGCGATAGCGCACATCCTCGTTTTGCCACCGCGCCTGTACGGCCTGAGCGGCTTCCGCCGCCCTCTCTTCAATATCGGGTTTGTATAGTTCTTCCGCAGCGGCAGTTATCGCGTCTTCGGGGGTCGGCGCGGCCTGCCCCTGCTTGTTCTTTTCGACAACGCCATTCAGACGATTCATAAGTTCGTCAGGAGACAGAGATTTATTAGTAATAAGATTGCTGACACGATCCCGGTCCACCTGAGAAAGCAAATTATTTTGGCGCGCAGTATCTGCGGCAGCAGACACGTCGTCGTAGGTGGGCGCAGCAGTAGTTATTTCCGGTGTGGACACCGGTTCGGTTTTGATTTCCGGGGGCGCAGCAGCTTCTTCCTTGGGCGCAGCAGTAGTTATTTCCGGTGTGGACACCGGTTCGGTTTTGATTTCCGGGGGCGCAGCAGGCTCTAGTGCAGCGAGTTGTTCGCCTTCTCCTGCTCCAATCGGTTCAGCAGGAACATCAGTACGTTCCATTCCTCCGGGTTCAGTTCCTGCAACTTCGGGGGTAACTGGTCCGGGGGAAGTTTCCCGGACAATAGGAGGAACGCTAGACTCACTTCCTTCAGCTCCAACATCCCCAGCTTTCCTTCTAGGCTGGAACAATTCCATCTGTTCATCGGGAGTACCTTCCAACATTCTGGCTACATTTAGCCGTGCTTCCTGACCAACTTTCTGGTTGTTCGCAAAATCCACAAACTGTTGTTGAACCGCTGGGTCGTTAAAGTCTTTATCCACAACCCTCTTGCGGATAAGCGCCTGCGGGGAAACCCCAAGATTATCAAGAAGGTCATGTGTTATAATTTGCGGCTCAGGAGCAGGTTCAGGAGCAGTAGATTCTACCGGCGGGGCGGCTACGTATTTTTCAGGTTCAAATTCTGGTGCAAGCCACCCCCGCTGCTGGGCCGCTAATATATCCATATTTTCAGGTATGAACGGCTCAGGACCTCCCGCTAAGGCCGCCAAAGCATCCTGCTTTTGCCGAGTTCCCGCCGCAGCTATTATTTCCTTTGACGGCATATCCGCCCGGACGCGCTCTTGTTCCGCCATCTGCTCTGGGGTGAGGGCCGTTCCAGTCTCGTCCGTAAAAAATGAAGGTTGTGGCTGGTACGTAAGTTGCGGTGGGGTTTCCGGCGGCGGAGGTGGCGGAGGT